TATTTCTATAGATGATATGCTAAATAATGCACTAGCTGATATGGAGTACGAAAATGGGAGCGATGGTTCCACCGAGTAGGAAGAGTTGCTATAACTTTAGAGTTACAGCAATCACTAAGGTACTTGACGGTGACACAATAGATGTTATAATAGATCTTGGGTTTGATCTAGCAAAATCTGAACGAGTTCGGATTGCTGGTGTTGACACCCCTGAAAAACGTACAAGAAATTTGGAGGAGAAGGCTCTTGGTATTGACGCAACTGAATGGCTTAAAAACAAGCTCGAAGGTGCTATTGACGGTGACGATGAGCTTACTGTTAGGACTGAACTTGTTGGTGGGGTCGGTAAATATGGTCGTCTTCTTGGGTGGCTTTATATCGGGGATTCAGACCTGTCGCTTAACGAACAAATGATTACGGAGGGATATGCTTGGGCATATGACGGAGGAACTAAGCAGAAAGACTTTGAGCAACTACGTGAAATTAGGAGAACGTATGGGACTTTGGACGAGTCTTGAGCAAGGAACCCTTAACATGAAGGGTGAAAGAACACAACGCATTATTATAGAATGGCCACTGGAATCAGTAGACTTAAAGAACTCTTAAAGAAACACTATCGATACGGAGATATAATTCTCTCAAGTGGTGCAACAAGTATGCACTACATTAATTGTAAACCTGTTGCTCTTAGCAACGAGGGCATCAAACTCATAGCACCAGCAATGATGTGTAGAGTAGATGGTGACAGCAAAGCTGTAGCAGGTGTGACCTTAGGTGGTGACCCACTAGCAACTGGTGTCTCCATCACATCACCTAACCTTGACGCTCTCTTAGTACGTAAGGAACCTAAAGGTTATGGTACTCAGGCAATGATTGAGGGACCGCTGCTGCCAACTGGTTCAGTCGTGACACTCCTCGAAGATGTTGTGACTACAGGTGGTAGTTCGGTTAAGGCAGTTAAAGTACTACGTGATGCAGGTTACGTAGTTAATACTGTCGTATGCATAATAGACAGACGAGAGAATGGTGAAGATCCATTCACGGACGAGGGATTAGAACTTAAAAGTCTCTTTACTCTTGAGGACTTCTCATGAATCAAGAAGAGAGAAGAGGAGCAATCGTTAAGAGAATACATGAGTTAGCTATCCTATTGGGTGGTACAAGTCATGAGACCATAACATCCAACAGCGTAGGGAGGACAAGTCAAAAGATTGTGGTAGAATATGACGTACAAGAGAATAAATAGTTACAAACTTGGACATAACACTATGAAAACCATAGAAGAACACATCCAACACGATAAAGAAATCCTAGAAGATCCTCAGACATCACCTGCAGCACGCAGACATTATAAAGAGGAACTACATGAGTTGGAAGTATATGAAGAGCATCATCATGATGAGATAGAAGCAGGTGATCACCACGATCCCAATGCTATAGAATTGTTCTGTGAAATGCACCCTGACGAACCTGAATGCTTAGTTTACGACGACTAGACGATGATCTAGAAACCATTGAAAATAACATGAGAATTTTTATTGACAGTGCTGATACAAACGAGATAGATCAGCACTACTCCACAGGTCTTATTGATGGAGTTACTACAAACCCCACTCTTATTATGAAGAGTGGAAGACAACCGAAGGATGTTTATAAGCACCTAGTCACCCTTGGATTACACGACATTAGTATGGAAGTTGTGGGTGACTATAAAAAGATGCTAGCTGATGCAAGAGAACTCGTTGCAGAGTTTAAAGAGGTCGCTACAATCAAAGTACCTATGACCCCTGAAGGGTTGCAGGTATGTAAGGTGCTGTCTGAAGAAGGTGTTAGAGTAAACGTTACTCTTATCTTCTCACCATCTCAAGCAATCCTTGCTGCTAAGGCAGGTGCTGCTTATGTGTCACCATTCGTAGGACGTGTGGATGACAATTCATTCGGTGGTCTATGCCTTATTAAAGATATCGCTAACGTATTCGAGAAGCAAGGATGGTATGACACCAAGATCCTCGCTGCATCCATTAGGAATGTACGAGATGTTAGTAGAGCATTTGAATATGGTGCTGACATCTGTACGATACCACCTAAGGTATTCACAGGGATGTTCAACCATTTTCTCACAGAGAAAGGTTTAGAGTTATTCGATGCCGATTGGGCTACAGTATGTGACGAGGCCAAAACTGTCACATAGGGGGTTGACCATAACCGTACCTTATGGTAATATAAATAAATATTACAACAGAAACAGGCCCGAAACAATCGTACCCTGCGAAGATGTATAAACAGATCCCCATGTCGGGGGAGTCTATCATCCGTGGGGTTTTTTCCTTGCGAGATATAATTAAAACAATCATGTCAATCAAATCAACAATCGCTGCTGTTGCAGCATCTCCATTCCTACTCGCTGGTGCAGCCTTTGCTGGTCCTTACGTGAACGTAGAGAGCAACATCTCTTATCCAGATGGAGACTATTCAGGTGCAACTACTGATCTTCACATCGGTTATGAAGGTGCTGCTTCTGAGAAAGTAGGTTTCTATGTCCAAGGCGGTCCTGCATTCACTGCAGTTGACGGTACAGACGGTTCTGAAACTGAGTTCTCTGGAAAGGGCGGAATCAACATCGCTGCTACAGATTCTCTAGGAGTATACGGTGAGCTTTCAGGCATCACTGATGAAGATTCTTCAGGTGACGGTATCGTTAACTGGGGTGCTAAGCTAGGAGCTAAGTTCACTTTCTAAGTCGAACTGATATAAGTAGAAGGGAACCTACGGGTTCCCTTTTTTAATGGGAAATAATATGAAGTTTGAAGATTACTACAAGGAATTCTGTGAAGTCTTTGGTCATCCCTTATGGCATATGCCAATGATGTTGATAGGTGTATTTTTTATGATAGAACTAATGCATATAAATGAACATTACAATATGGAAAGAGGTGATGCTCATGGATATTGTGGTCAAAAAGAATGGGTTAAAAAATTACAAGATGAATATTATTGACAATGTTGAGAAAATAATATATAATTAGCCTCAGGGAAAATCGACTTTCTGTTTCAAAAAAAGTCGATAAAAAAATTCGGACCATTTTTTGTCAAATACCTTTTTATGATTGATATAGTAGAAGCGATTCTGAAGAAAGAACTCTATATGGGGTATATCTTCGGAATCATGATTTTGGGCGGTTTCATCCGACAATACCATGTGCTAGATGACGTATATTCGCTTGCAAAGCGATATGTGCGAGATAATCGAATTATGATTATTATCACATCTATCCTAGGGGGTGTTTTGCCCATTCCAGGCAGAGTTGCTTTATCAGCACCTTTATTGGACGCTATAGCACCTCCAGACAAGCGTAAAAGGAGCGAATTTGGCATTATCGACTATTTGAGCACACACCACTATTACTGGTGGTCTCCACTCGAAAAAACGATAATATTACCAATGGCGGCTTTAGGTATAACTTATGCTCAAATGCTAAGCTACACATTTGTCCCATTATGCATTTGTTTGGGATATACGTGGTGGTACATATTTACGAAAGTTGACCCAAGATCGGTGATTCCCGATATGAGCAATATTCGTGAATTTGACTGGCAAAGGGCATTACGAGGATGGGCACCGTTTATTGCAACATTGTGGTTCTTACTAACAGTTGGAAAAGCAGGTGCACCCTTCTTTTTCCCTTGGTTTGCTGCTATGGCATGTTATTACAGTATTCTCTGTAAAGACTGGAATTGGGGTAAGTACTTAGATGGCAAATTCGCTATTATTGCGACTGTTGTTCTTGCTCTAGGTGGTGTCGTAGGACTTATCAAAGAACCAGTTATGGCATACCTTAAGTCAGCAGATCCTAGCATGATTATACCTGTTTCTATCGTTGGAGCATTGGCAGCATGGGTAATGGGGTCTTCTGGTAAATATGCAGGTATGACAAGTGCTTTGGTACTTATATTTGGTGATAAATATCTCGTCTGGTTTTTAGCAACAGAATATTCTGGATACCTCTTATCACCAGCACACAAGTGTTTGATGATAGGTCAGCAATACTTCGGTACACCGATTCGGAAGTATTATAAGGTTCTAGGTAGTCTCTGTGGAATTTTAATCGGATATGCATTCTTAACAACTTTCGTAGCATGAACTTTACGGTATATTCCAAGGATGGGTGCCCATTTTGCACCAAGATAGTTGAAATATTATCATTACAAAAATTCAATTATGTAGAATACAAATTAGATCAACATTTTGATACACCCTCCTTTCAACAGGAGTTTGGTAGTGACGCAACTTTCCCTCAAGTTCTGATTAATGGACAAAAGATGGGTGGATGTACAGAAACTGTTAAATACCTCCGAGAACACAATATGGTCTAAATGGAAAAAGAAGACGTATTAATTGACATCATAGAAAAGGTTGTCGATGACGCAATGTTTGCTCATAAGCATACCTTCAAAATGTACGACTACCTGATTCATAACAACTTAACGAAAAGAGATGTGGTAGATTTCCTCGAAACTGGAACTGCTAAAAACATACGAATAACACTAGAAGACCTTGATCTATTGATAGAAGGAGGTCATTCTGAAATTCGGGAAGCATACCCGAACTGGACAAGATCTGAAGCGAGAAAAATTAGAAAATACTTATATACAATTCTTAGTGATGCTGAACAATACAAAGACAAAAAATCTCGAAGAGTACGCTCTAAATAGAGGTACAGAGATAATGCTACCAAGACGGAGGAAGGTATCGCAACCAAGTTTGATTGATCGTACCTTTCGCCTACTAGATCGAAAGGTTCGTATTAGAATAGACATACGAAAGGAGGGATTCGATGGAAACTAGTGTAATACTGTTCTTTTCAGCAGTTGGAATGTTTATCACTCTAATATTGGGAGGTGTAATAGGATGGCAATACCACGAGGCCGTAACGACACATACATATAAGAGACAACTAGATAATTTGCACCCTGAATTCCTAGATGGAAATGGGGCATATATCCAAGAACAACTTCTGTCTGTTCGTTTTGCTGATCCTGAGGATTTGGTTGACGAAGAAGACGAGGTATGATATAATACTACTACATAGTGATTTGAAATGACAGCAAGAAAATTACCAAATGATGCACTGGTAACTGAAATACTTCAGAAGGTCTCTTCTGCCAAAACTAAGGCAGAGAAGATAGACCTTCTTCATGAGTATAATCAAGATGCTTTACGTGCAATCTTAATCATCAATTTTGATGAAACATTAGAATTTCTTCTACCACCTGGTGAAGTACCATTTACACCAAATGATGCTCCTGCTGGCACTGAACATACTCGTTTAACACATGAGTATAGAGGTCTATACAGGTTCTTTAAAGGTGGAGATAGTTCCATCAAAGGTATGAAGAGAGAGCAACTTTTTGTTCAACTATTAGAAGGACTTCATGAGGATGAAGCGAATCTTTTAGTTTCTGCCTGTAATAAGGACATACAATCAAAGTATAGAATTACTAAAGCAGTAGTTGCTGAAGCATTCCCCAAAATTGAATGGGGTAATAGAGGATGATATGGGAGAGTAATGATGAGATAGCACAGGTAAAAGATAAGTACACTGTGACTGTCCTTCATACCGCATGTGATGCTTCTCTTGCACAAAGCAAGAAATTACCCACTAATGCATGTATAGTTCATTACTTAGACATGAAGAAGGGGGAAGAACATTATTCTGACCATTACGATATAGTAATAGGCAGTAAAGTAGACATTTTCGATTGTTACTATGACAAACTCGGATCAAAACATCTCAAAGCCATCGGATTCTGTGGAGGGACAGTTTCTCCAGGAAATTTCGATACCAAATCATATCTCGCAGGAAGCCAATAACCTTTTTAAGGCAAAGAGGGAGAATCCTAAGGATTTTCTTTTTGAGCAAGAGAAGGTAGATGCAACTGACGATATTGAAGACTTAGCAGACAATCTCTTTGATGCACTATATGATCACACAAATAAATAGTGATATAGAACTATTAGATCTTCTAAAGGAGAAAGAACGCACTGGGGAAACTCAGTCAATGCGTTCCTTTTTGGTCTTTTGGAATCAGTATCCAATAGGTTCTGAACAAGTGCTAAACGAATGGAGAGGGTTTAAACACCACCATGAAAGACAAGAAAGCCGCAAAACGGTTAATAAAACTCGCTAAGGAACACCCTGACTGGTATACCATAAAAGATGTATGGTATGCTAAAATGATTAAAAAGAACTTAAAGCATGAACGTAAAATTGATAAGCGTAACGCCCGACGCAGAAAAGACGATGGGATACGTGGCGAGAGTGAGCAATCCCAACAACCAGTCGAATCCAGCAGTAGCTGGTTTGCTAGGTTATTGCATAAAGCACGGTCATTGGTCCGTCTTTGAGCAAG